AATCAGGGCTAACCACACCGAAGTGTCCAAGGAGAATTTCGACATAGCGAGTACCCCCGCGCGCATCGCGTTCAAAGAACTGCTGCATAGCGACTGCTTGGCGGAATTCGTTGAGGGTCGCTGCTGTGGCCTCGGAGAGATCGGCGATTGCTCCAATTTGGTTTCCCCATCTGAGGTTGTCGGCGCTTGAGAAGGTATCTGCGACGATGAGTCCGCGGAAGGAGCCTTCATCCGTTCCAGGTGAGATATTGCCAGTGGTCGTGGAGACTGAGCCTTTGACTTGCCAGTCGGCGTTTGTAGTGACGAGAGGGGCGGAGAGTCCCAGCGGAAGGACCACGTCAGGACCCTTTTGTGGCCATGGTAGTCCGCTAGTGAAATAGTCCTTTCTTCGGCCTCGGGACAGGACTGCGTATGCGGTCGTGTCTGGACCGTCACCGGTGTCCACTGTGACAGAGTCTTGTAAGTTTTCATCGCGATACCACTCATTCCAGATGAGGTTATACGCACGTGGGATCAGTGCGTTCGGCATGTTTATTTGCGGGATAGAAGCGATTTTGGTCGGGAGGCCGAGATAGTCGTAAAGGGATTGTTCTGCGAAGCCTGCGGAGTGAGTTCCGTCGTCGAGTTGCGGGACGGTGTAGTCGGTTTGCGAGTCGGGGTCTGCTTGTGCGCCGTTGAATTCTTCCCATTTGCTCCATACCAGGCGGTTAGGAACGAAGAAGAAGTGGAAGTCCATGTAGACCGAGTCCATGTACGGGAAGATCGGTGTCATGAGCCGGCAGAGTGCGTTTGTGCTTAGGTTGACGGTGTCGCCAGGGAGGATTTCATCCACGAAGAAGGGGATGAGTTGGCCGGCGTCGAAGGTTGTCTTGTGCGAGAAGGCTCGGTCGAAGGTTGAGCGCTCGATTTGCGGGGGAGCGATGTTTGCGAAGTGCGATTGAGTCTTATATCCGCCACGTCCTACTGTGTTTGCCATGTCTCTCTCCTTGAAGGGGGTCCGTCCTTAGACCCAGATTGAATTAGTTAGCTGCTCGAAGGGTAGCTTGTGACGGGGAGATTTTTTGTACCTCCCGGGCGGTCGAGAGTTGGCGCGGCGGCGTGTGCGAGAGGATGCTGCCGGTTTCGTCGTCGAAGGTGCCGAGTTCGAAGAGGGTAAAGTCTTCGGGAAATTTGCTGAAGATGGAGTCGGGTGCGTTAACGACTTGTTCCCATTCGCGGAGGATGGCGCCCATATGAAGGCCGAAGTGCGGTTTCATGTAAACGCCTGCTTTTTCGTCGCGAACTGAGATGATTCTGTTCATTGCCATTATTCGATCTCTCTTTTGAGTTGGTTTTTGATGTTTAGGCCGCGTACGCGGCCTTCCGTATTTCTGCGGTGTGCGTGTTTCAGATAATCTTCTACCGGTTCGGGTTTTTTGCGATTCTTTTCTCGAGCCTCCTTTGTTTCTTTGAAGAGCTCCGGGTCGGCTTTCTCGAGGAGACGGTCGTAGTATTTCGGAGCCGTGATTTCCGGACGGCCGGAGAGAATCACCGTACCTTGCGGGTAGGTGTCTTCGTGCCAGTTATCGAACCAAGTTTTTCCAACGCCTTTCGAGAGTCTAAGAAATTCTGGGGCACGGGTTCCATAATGAGCGCTCGCAGAAGCTCCCGTAATTTTTTTAAGCGAGTATCTGGCCACGTAAGCAGCCGATTCGAAAGTAACTTCGGATATCCGGTGCCTTCCTTCAGGCCATACAGCTGAGATATCCGAGTGAGACCACTGAGCACCTCCGCTACGAGAAGGCTCTTCTGAAGTTGAGGAAGGGTCATCGCAGGCAAATGGTCCACCAAAGAGGATTGCGTGGTAATGGGGCCGCTTTTTCTTTTCACCGTATTCTCCTATTGCGAAAAATTTTATTTTATTGAGTCCCTTTTTTAGATGCCCTTTTTTGACCCGATAGTCAAGACGCGATCTTAGATCCTTAATAAAGGTCGTAATTCTAGGTCCTGATAGTGAGTTGGGAACGTGATTGTCGTCGTAGGTAAGTGTGATGAAGGTTGAGGTTTCGTGCTGTTTCGCTTCGTAGAGGATTCTGACCGCCCATTCTTTAGATTTGTCGAGACGGCAGCCAGCACATTGTTGACACGGGATTAAGGAGACGTGATCGGCGACTTTTTTTTGGGATTCCTTGCCGCTGAAGAATGTCAAGGCTGAACCGAGGAAGAGGCGATTGGGTTTGCCGTTTTTTGAGAGCCCGGGTACACGTACGGACACGTTTGGCTTTTCGCAGGCCATATTTTCTCCATGAAAAAAGGGCCGGGTGCTACAACACCCGACGCTTTTGCTTTTCTTGAGTTTGTCTTCAGAGCCGGATGCCTCCGCGCTGAGGTGCCTTTTGCATGTTCTTTCCGTGAACTTTTGCACCGCGGCGGAATTTTTTAGAGGCTGCTTTCTTGCTCATAGGTCGTCGCTTCATGTGATGCTCCTTTGAGTTTTGATTGTCTGACAGAAATGATTTTCTGTCATCTGTGACAGTTACAACAAGGGGAGTACTGTCACGCGGCCATCGCCGCCTCCTTCGTGGAACCACCAGGACCCCGTCTTTGCGAGGGGCCGCTGGTGGTTCCCTCCACGGAGGAAAAGCTATGACTAACCGCGAAATATACGCCGCTCTCGCTACTCTTTACGATCTCCTCAGCGAGGAGATTTCGACCGAGGAGCGGACCCTGGTGCGCCAGGTAATTCGCCTCCTTGAGGCTCGCCTCGAGCCGTAGGGGAGGCTGGCGAGGGGGGGGTGGGTGCCTCCTTGATGAGCCCATATTTCTCCGCCAGAGGGCGATTAGCGGGGTTCTGAAGCCATTGGGGAAGGTTCATAGGATTGTGATCCAGAGAGTGTCGGATCTCTGAAGGCAAAGCATCGAAAGCAGCTTCCGCTGCCTCGATGCGTTGGTAGGCCGACAGCAAGTCTTTGGGTACTTGCGTCATGTCGGTATAGATAGGCTGGCGGCGATTGATCCATTGCGGGGCGATGCCCTTCCGGGCGTTCGCCACGATGCGATTGATATCAGTTGACGCCTTTGGTTCCTGACGGGTTTTTGCCGCTGGGTTGTGAGGAATAACGCGCGCGCGTGTTTCTTTAGTGCTCATGGAAGTCTGCCTCCGGCTGGGTATTGGGGGTCGAACCCCCTGGGTGATCGACGTTTCGGTGAAGGTGAAGTGAAGGGGATGAATTTGCGGAAGAGCTCGGCTCCGCTGTTTAGATTTTCTAGCCAGCCGCCGATTTGTTCTTCCTTCTTGTCGAGCCAGACGTTTTTTTCGTCTTCTTTGGACCTTAGTTTGCGGTACCGCATTTCCGCTTCTTCGCGTTGCTTAGCGGTGTGTGAACGGTCCTTTTCGTATTTGGCCCGTTCGATTTCGGAGGGATTGATTCCCTCCGCTTTTGCGTTTGCGAGTTCTTGCCCTCGGATGCCTGCGCCGATGGCTTTTTTCTGTTCGAGGACGTTGAGAGTTTCCGCGAGAGTTTTCGCGGTTTGGGAGTCTTGGGCTTTGAGGGAACTCATGGTGCTCATGAGTGCCATGCCCGAGTTAATGCCTCCCTTGAGTGAGTCCCCGATGAATGAGTAATCGGGGGCTTGCATGGTGGCAGTTGCGCCGGCGGGTGCCGAGGCGCCTGATCCACCAGTGGCTGAGAGGATGGGATTGAGCCCTGCCGCGATCATATCTTTAGTTTGTCTTTGGTGTGCGGTGTTACTCATCCTTTCTTGGAATTTCATTTGGCTTTTGGCCATTGCTTTATTGGCTTCGTTTGTTTCTCTGATTCCTTTTAGGTTTTTACTGCCGGAGATGATGCTTCCGATTCCTCCGGCAAGGGCGCCTACTCCGGCGCCGATTGCTGTACCGAGTCCCGGTACTACCGATCCTGCTGTAGCTCCTGCTGCTGCTCCGCCTATTGCGTCCATGTTTCCTCCTTAGAGTTTGGACAGGCCTGGGGTGCCGTAGACCGGGAGTGGTCGTAGGTGCCGGTAGGCGTTCCAGGAGTCGAATTGGAACTGGGGCTGGGAAGGGATTGCGATGATGCGATCGATGGGAGGATTTTCGACCACGATTTGATCGAGTGCGGCTTCGCCGATGTTCGCGAATTCAGTCGCGAGGTGCCAGGCGTCGAGTGAGCCTGTGGCATTAGAGCGGAATTTGCCGGTGACCATTGAAGGTTTGTATCGGTACTCGGCATAGCGCTCTTGGTAGGAGTGAGCGGCGTTGTCGCCGGTAGTCGGGTTTGTGGACCCGGTCATCATGATTTCTTTGTTGAGGGTAGCTTGTTCGCCGAGGTGAGA